CTCCAATGAAAAGCTACAAGAGATCACCGGGCTTGACACGACCATCGACTGGAAAAACACAGGGGACAACTCCTATGACGGGGAGAAACTAAAACTACTAGTACACGATGAAAGTGGAAAGTGGGAAAGACCAACCAATATATTAAATAACTGGAGGGTTACAAGAACTTGTTTAAGACTAGGTTCAAGAATTATAGGTAAGTGTATGATGGGATCAACATCTAACGCTTTGGATAAAGGAGGAGATAACTTTAAAAAACTTTACAATGATTCAGACGTTACACAAAGAAACGCCAATGGACAGACTCGCTCAGGACTCTATTCTTTGTTCATACCTATGGAATGGAACTACGAAGGCTACATTGATTCTTATGGCTTTCCTGTATTCAACACACCAAAAAAAGAAGTAGCAGGTCCTTTTGGAGACGCTATAACGCAAGGTGTTATAGAATACTGGGATAATGAAGTAGAAGGGTTAAAGAACGATCAAGACGGTTTAAATGAATTTTACAGACAGTTTCCGCGTACAACTAAACACGCGTTTAGAGATGAGTCTAAAGAATCTTTATTTAACTTGACAAAAATATACGAGCAAATAGATTTTAATGAAGATCTTAAAAACTCAATAAATGTTACTCAAGGAAGTTTTCAGTGGCAGAACGGGGAGAAAGATACAAAAGTTATATTTGTTCCAAATAAAAGCGGGAGATTCAGAGTTTCCTGGATTCCACCTTTAAATCTACAAAATCGTGTGATAATAAAGGGTGGACTGAAATATCCAGGTAATGAACACTGTGGAGCTTTTGGCTGTGATAGTTATGATATATCAGGCACTGTTGATAAGAGAGGATCAAATGGATCTTTGCATGGACTCACTAAGTTTAGTATGGAGGACGTGCCTCCAAATCATTTCTTTTTAGAATATATAGCTAGACCACAAACCGCCGAAATATTTTTTGAAGATGTTCTAATGGCTTGCGTGTTTTACGGAATGCCAATACTAGCAGAGAATAACAAACCTAGATTATTATACCATTTTAAAAGAAGAGGTTATAGACGCTTCTCTATAAACAGACCAGATAGAAAATATAACAAACTATCAGTAACAGAAAAAGAATTAGGTGGAATACCAAATTCAAGTGAAGATATAAAACAAGCACACGCTGCTGCAATTGAATCTTATATAGAATCATACGTTGGTTTAAAAGAAACTGGATATGGTGATATGTATTTTCAAAGAACACTAGAAGACTGGGCTAAATTTAATATAAACAACAGAACAAAGCATGATGCTTCTATTAGTTCTGGTTTAGCTCTAATGGCTTGCAACAAACACAGATATGCTCCGTCTAACCCAGTTAGAAGAGAAGCTGTAAATTTAGGTATTAAAAAATATGACAATAATGGTGTCACATCAAAAATTATAAGTTAAATGGGTATATACACTAACACTAATAGCGCTTTTCCAAGCCAAGTAGTAAGCGATGCTGAAAAAGCTAGCTGGGAATACGGAACTCAAGTTGCTCAAGCAATAGAGTATGAGTGGTTTGACCAAGGCAGAACTGGAGGTAATAGATACTTAACAAACTGGAATAATTTCCACTCGTTAAGACTATACGCTAGAGGTGAACAACCCGTGCAGAAATATAAAGATGAATTATCTATAAACGGTGATTTGTCTTATCTTAATTTAGACTGGAAGCCTGTACCTATTTTATCTAAGTTTGTAGACATTGTAGTTAATGGTATATCACAAAAGTCTTATGACATTAAAGCTTATTCTCAAGATCCTAGCTCGGTAAAAAGAAGAACTGAATACGCTAGCAAGCTTCAAGAAGATATGGTAGCTAAAGAATACTTAGACAACCTAAAGCAAACGCTAGGCATTGACTTACATCAATCACCAAGTGGAATCACAGTCCCAGAATCTAAAGAAGAGCTAGAATTGCATATGCAACTTAGCTACAAGCAGTCAATTGAAATAGCAGAAGAAGAAGCTATATCAACTGTGTTTGCTCAAAACAAATACGATCTTGTAAGACGTAGATTAAATATGGATCTTACAACAATCGGTATTGCAGCTGGTAAAACTAATTTTAACACAGCTGAAGGAATTACTGTTGATTACGTCGATCCAGCTTACATGGTTCACTCATATACAGAAGACCCAAACTTCGAAGATATATACTACGTAGGCGAAGTAAAGTCTATAACAATACCAGAGCTTAAAAAAGAGTTCCCTGGTATATCAGAAGAAGAGTTAAAGAGAATACAAGAAACACCTGGTAACAGACAATACATAACTGGTTGGGGTAATTACGACGAAAACACTGTACAGGTTATGTACTTTGAATATAAGACTTACCACAATCAAGTTTTTAAAATAAAGCAAACAGATTCAGGATTATTAAAAGCTTTGGAAAAACCAGACACGTTTGATCCACCTGGAAATGATAACTTTGAAAGAGTATCTAGGTCAATAGAGGTCTTATACACCGGAGCTAAAGTTTTAGGAACTAATACTATATTAGACTGGAATCTAGCAGAGAACATGTCTAGACCAATGGCAGACACAACTAAGGTTGAAATGAACTACACAATATGTGCTCCTAGAATGTATAAGGGACGCATAGAATCTGTTGTAAGTAAATGTATTGGATTTGCAGATATGATTCAGCTAACGCATCTTAAACTGCAACAGGTAATGTCTAGAATGGTACCAGACGGTGTTTATTTAGATATGGACGGCTTAGCTGAGGTTGATCTTGGTAATGGAACTAATTACAATCCTGCGGAAGCATTAAATATGTATTTCCAAACTGGTTCTATTGTAGGTAGATCAATGACGCAAGATGGTGATATTAATCCAGGTAAAGTGCCTATTCAAGAACTTAATAGTTCTAGCGGACTTGGTAAAATACAAGCGCTAATCCAAACATATCAGTATTATTTACAAATGATACGTGATGTAACAGGGTTAAACGAAGCAAGAGATGGAAGCACGCAAGATAAGAACTCATTAGTAGGTCTTCAAAAGATGGCAGCTAACGCATCCAATGTAGCAACTAGACATATCAAACAAGCTAGTTTATACCTTACGTTAAAGCTAGCAGAGAATGTGTCTCTTAAAATAGCAGATGCTTTGTATTTTCCATTAACAGCTGAATCACTTAAAAACTCTATATCAACTTTTAATGTTGAAACATTACAACAGGTTGTTGATTTAAACTTGTATGACTTTGGTATATTCTTAGAATTAGAACCAGACGACGAAGAGCAAGCTAAACTAGAACAAAATATTCAAGTTGCATTAGGCCAAGGAGGTATTGACTTAGAAGATGCTATTGATTTAAGACAAATTAAAAATCTTAAACTAGCTAATCAAATGCTTAAAGTAAAACGTAAGCAAAAAGCCATTCAAGATCAAGCTAATCAACAAGCTAACATACAAGCGCAAGCTGCTGCTCAAGCGGAAACCGCAGAGAAAACAGCTATGGCTGAAGTTCAAAAGCAAGAAGCTATATCAGGATCTAAAGTTCAGTACGAACAAGCTAGATCTCAAATGGAAATAAACAAAATGCAAATAGCAGCTGATTTAGAAAAAATTAAAATGCAGCAAAAGTTTGAATATGATATGCAGCTTAAGCAAATCGAAGTTCAGGCAATGCAGCAAAAAGAAGCAGCTATAGAAGATAGAAAAGATAAACGTAGCAAAATGGAAGCTACACAACAAAGTGAAATGATAAGCCAACGTCAGAACGATAGCTTACCTAAAGACTTTGAAAACGAACCCGATATGGGTATGCAAGCTTTCATGTAGAAAGTAAACAATTATTTAATTATATTATATTATGTCAGAAGTAAAACAAGAGGGCGACTTCAAGATGAAGGCTAAGCCAAAAAAGCCTAAGAACTTAGGTAAAAAAAACGAAATTACAAAGGTTGAATTAAAAGAACCTGTAAAAAAAGTTCAAGAGGAAATTACCAAGGTGGTAATACCTAAAGAAGAAACAAAAACAGAAGATGCCATTCAAGTCGGAGAAACAACGAAGGTTCTTGTGGAAGAACCATCCGGAGATAGCATTAAGGTGGGAGAACAAGTACAAGAGCCCGTCGAAGATGTTAAAGAGTTTACACCAATCAAAGAAGTTGAAGTAGCTAAAGTGGAAGCTGAAGTTAAAGAGGCTTTAAGAGATGAAAAAGTACTGGGCAGGCAATTACCCGAGAACATCGAAAAGCTAGTTAGCTTCATGGAAGAAACTGGTGGAACTATTGAAGACTACACTAGACTAAATGCTGATTACTCTAGCATTAATGAAACAACATTATTAAAAGAGTATTATAAAAAAAATAAACCTTATTTAGACGAGTCAGACGTAGAGCTTCTATTAGAAGACTTTTCTTACGATGAAGAACTAGACGAGGATATAGATATACGCAAAAAGAAACTTGCGTTTAAAGAAGAAGTTGCAAAAGCCAAAGGCTTTTTAGAAGAGACTAAGAGTAAATATTACGACGAGATCAAGTTGAGACCGGGCGTTACTCAGGATCAGCAAAAAGCAATGGACTTTTTCAACCGATACAACAAGCAGCAGGAAGTAGCTGAGCAACAACACTCTGTGTTTAAAGAAAGTACTAAACAACTTTTCAACGATGGTTTCGAAGGTTTCGATATCAAAGTCGGTGATAAGAACTACAAGTACAATATTCAAAATAGAGATAAAGTTGCAGAAAACCAATCAAACATTAATAACCTTGTCGGGAAGTTCCTAGACTCAGATGGTAATGTTAATGATGCGAAAGGTTATCATAAAGCTATGTACGCCGCTGACAACGTAGACAAGATGGCCTCTCAT